TTACCCCTGCCCCGTCCTTTCGAACCATTCGTCCTCCGAAATCACCTCTTTCCCGAGTTCGTGCGCTTTCGCGAGTTTCGAGCCCGCGCCGGGTCCCGCCACGACGAGATCGGTCTTCTTCGACACCGAGCCCGCGACATGGGCGCCGAAACGCTCGGCCTGCGCCTTGGCCTCGTCGCGCGTGAGCCGCTCCAGCGCGCCGGTGAAGACCACGGTCTTGCCCGCGACGGTCGACGCGCTTTCGAAGGCCGGCATGGGTTCGAGCGTCACATGCTCGAGCAGCGCGTCGAGTTCCTTCTCATTGTGCGGCTCGGCAAAGAAATCATGCAGGGCCTCGGCGACCACGGGGCCGACGCCATCGATGGAGTCGATGCGCGCCCGCGCCTCGCTTCCCGGCCCGGCGTCGCGCGCCGTGTCGCGCAGCGTTTCGAAATCGCCGAAATGGCGCGCCAGCCGCCGCGCATTGGTCTCGCCGACATGCCGGATCCCGAGCGCATAGATGAAACGGTTGACGGGGACTTCGCGCCGCGCATTGATCGCAGCGAACAGCTTTCGCACCGAGGTCTTTCCATAGCCCTCGCGGTTCTCGAGCTTCGCGAGGCTCTTCTTGTCGCGCGCCTCCAGCTCGAAGATGTCGGAGGCGGTTTCGATCAGCCCTCGCTGGTAGAAATATTCGATCTGCTTGTCGCCGAGTCCCTCGATGTCCATGGCGTTGCGCGAGCAGAAATGCTTGAGGCGCTCCACCGCCTGCGCCGGGCAGACGAGCGAGCCCGTGCAGCGGCGCACCACATCGGCCTCGCCCGTTTTCTCGTCGATCTCGCGCAACGCCGCCGAGCCGCAGCGCGGACAGACATGCGGGAATTCGTAAGGCTTCGCGTCCTGCGGCCGCCTGTCCTTCACCACCTCGACGATCTGCGGAATGACGTCGCCGGCGCGCTGCACCACGACCGTGTCGCCGATGCGAATGTCCTTTCGCGCGATTTCGTCCTCATTGTGCAGCGTGGCGTTGGACACCACGACGCCGCCGACCGTCACCGGCGCGAGACGCGCGACCGGCGTCAACGCGCCGGTGCGGCCGACCTGGATTTCGATGTCACGCAAAATCGTCGTGGCGCGCTCGGCCGGGAATTTATGCGCCACCGCCCAGCGCGGCGCGCGCGAGACGAAGCCGAGCCGCGTCTGCAGAGCGATTTCGTCGACCTTGTAGACGACTCCGTCGATGTCATAGCCGAGCGTCGCGCGCTGCGCCTCGATGGCGCGATAATGCGCGAGCAGCGCCTCGACGCCCGCGCAGACCTCGACCAGCGGATTGACCGGCAGGCCAAGACGCCGGAAGGCGGCGATCACGCCGGATTGCGTCTGCGCCGGCAAGTCGCTCGCCTCGCCCCAGCCATAGGCGAAGAACCGCAGCGGCCGCGCGGCGGTGATGCGCGAATCGAGCTGGCGCAGCGAGCCCGCGGCGGCGTTGCGCGGATTGGCGAAGCGCGGCTTGCCGGCCGCCGACTGGCGCTCGTTGAGCCCCGCGAAATCCTCGTGCGTCATGTAGACTTCGCCGCGAACCTCCAGCGCCTCCGGGTGGCGCCCGCGCAGGACATGCGGGATTTCGCCGATGGTGCGGATGTTGGCGGTCACGTCCTCGCCCTCGTAGCCGTCGCCGCGCGTCGCGGCGAGGACGAGTTTTCCCCGCTCGTAGCGGAGCGAACACGAGAGCCCGTCGATCTTCGGCTCCGCCGTGAAGTCGAGCCGCGCCGCCTCGGCCATTCCGAGAAAGCGCCGCACGCGCGCGACGAACTCCTGGACCTCCTCGTCGGAGAAGACATTGCCGAGGGAGAGCATCGGCTGGGCGTGCTTGACCTTTGCGAATTTCTCGGCGGGCGCCGCGCCGATCTTGCGCGTCAGCGACTCCGCCGTCGCGAGTTCCGGAAAGGCCAGCTCCAGTTCCTCGTAGCGGCGGCGGAGCGCGTCATATTCCGCGTCGGAGATCGTCGGCGCGTCTTCCTGGTAATAGCGGCGATCATGCGCGGCGATCTCTTCGCCGAGCCGGGCGTGCTCGGCGCGCGCCTCCAGCGGCGCCGGCGCGGCGAAGACTTCGCCCGTTCCGCTTTCGCGAGCGGCCGAGCCTTTCGACGCTTTTCTCGATTTCGGCCGACCGCCGGCGCTCATGCTGGCGCCTCCCTTCCTCGTCCGCCGCCGGCCGCTTCACAACCGCGACGAAATTGCGATTCCGTCTAGCACAGCGGCGCGTCCGGATCGACGCGCTTGAATTTTGCCGGGCGATGCGCGAAAAACCCTGGACGGCCGCGTTTCGATGGCGTCTCCCGTCGGAACCGCAAGACAATAATTCGTCCCGGTAGCTCAGCAGGATAGAGCGGCGGTTTCCTAAACCGTAGGTCAGGGGTTCGACTCCCTTCCGGGACGCCATGCAAACCACTGTTTCCGCTCCGCATTTTCTTCTGTCCTTTCCGCCTTACGGCTACGTTTGACACTTTCAACTGTCACGTTTGACAATTTTCGTTCGCCGCTTGTTCAATTCGGCGTCGAACGAAGCGACCACGCCCGGCATTTTCCGGCGCAGGTCCGCGCCCTTGGCATAGTGGCGCGCCATCTCGACCGTCGTCTGTCCCAAGGCGTCGGCGATGGTGCGCTCGTCATGGCCGGCCTCGCGGAGAATGACCGCCACCGTGTGCCGCAGGCCGTAGAGCGTCAGCCCCGGTCCGATCGCGCCGGCTTTCTCCAGTCCGATCCGCACCCGCGCCCAGGACGCGCGGAAGCCGTCCAGCGTCCAGGGAAGGCCCCTGGAGCTGGCGCAGAGCGTCACGGCGTCATGACTGGGGGCGGCGCGCAAAATCTCATCCAGCTCCGCCGGGACGGGCCAGAAAACGGGCTCCCCGGTCTTGGCGCGCCTGGTCGCGATTGCGCCGTCGCGCCAATGATTGCGCGGAAGCGCGAGCGCATCCTTTGGCCCGAGGCCGGTGAACATCATGAGCGCGAGCGCCGGCCGCATGTGCGCCGGCGCGGCTTCGAGCACGGCATGGCGCTCGGCGTCGGACCAAGGACGATTGGCGTCGGGCGCGTCCTTCGGCCGCCGGATGGCCTTTATGCCGGAGGCGGGATTGTCGGCCAGATAGCCGCGCTCGCGGCCCCAGGCGAAGACGACGGAGAGCGTCGCCTTCAGATAGTTTCCGAACCGCCTACCCTTCTTCGCGGCGGCTTTGTCACGAATCCTGACAACCAGCGGTCTGTCAAAGCGCGTCAGCGCCGTGTCGCCGATCGGCCGCAGATAGTCGAAATGCTTTTGATAATCGGCGCGAGTCCGCGCAGCCAGGTCCAGGAAGGCCGGCGATTTTCGATACTCGCAAATCAGCATGCCGAGCGCGCCGGGCTTTTCCTGCTTCTGGCCAGCCGCATCGGCGAGCGCCTTGATGCGGGCGCACTCGGCGAAAAATTCAGCCGAGCCGAACGGCGTCTTTTTGAGGTCGATCGCCGTGCGCGTCTTGCGATGATAGGCGCGCCATTCGCCGCGCCGATCCTTGAAGATCTGGAAGCCCTTCAGCTTGATGGCCGTCATTCCAGCCGCCCCACGATGTCATCCGCGCTGCCCGATGATCCGCGCTTGACGTCGTCGATCCAAGCATCGAGGTCGCGAACGTCATAGAGCAGATCGCCGTTCGGAAATTTCACCGGCGAAACGGGACACTCGGCCATGAACCGCTTCACGGACCGGCCGCAGTGGCGCGCGGCCTCGGTCTTCGTGAGCATCCGTTTCGGGGTGAATTTGAGCTGAACGACCGCGCTCGTCATGTCGCCTCCTATGCTTCCTAGTTCTGATCGTCGCCGGGGACAGCGCCGTTTCGCGCCTGGTCCAGCGGGAGCCAATTCGCCGGGGTCGAATACTGGTCGCCGCCGGGAATCGCCGCTTCGTTTTCGAGCCGCCGAATATCGTTCGGCGAATAGGCGCCGATTTCGCGCGCCACGCGATAGGCGTTGAAGCGCGTTTCCATGTCGCCGCGCATCAGCTCGTTGAAGTTGTGCCGGAAGAAATACGAACGGCGGCCGGCCGTCGTCAGCAAGCAGCGCGCGAACGCGCTTTCGAAGCGCGCGGCCAGCGGCGTGAGGCAATTGCGCACCAGCGCCAGCGCCTCCTGCTCGGTGTTGCTGTAGGTCGCCTTCTGGACAATGCCGACGCTCGTCGGCGGGCAGTCGAAGATGCGCGCGATTTCCTCGGCCGAATAGCGCCGCGTTTCGATGAGCTGCGCATCGGCGGCATTGATGTTCAGTTGTGCGAACTCGCCGCCGTCCGTGAGAACGGCCGGCCCGGCGAAACGGTTTTTGGCGCTGAACTTGCCAACCCAATATTTGCGAACTTCGTCGGTTTGGCCCGCTTTCAGAGTCGTGCCCGCCGGGTATTTGATATAGCCGTCCGGCGTCGAACTGTTGTCGAAATACGATCTCGCGAAATCATTGGCCGAGAGCGCGAGGCTGACGGCTTCATTCGCGATTTGCAGCGGCGACAGTCCATAGATTCCGTTGCGGCTCGGTCCCCGGACGTGAAGCACCTCGTCTTGCGTCAGCGTCCATTCGCGGCCGACGAAATCCGTCCCGCGATAGCGCAGGCGGCCGTTGGGAAGGCGCTCGAGCGCGACCATCATCGGCGCGAATGGATGCAGCGCGGCGACCTGGCCGCGGCTGTCGCGCTCGATCCGCGCATAGGCGTTGCCGAACAAATCATGCGACCGCGCCATGAATTCCCGGAACTCGAAGGCGCTCTGGTAATCGTTCGGATAGGTGTTCAGCACATCGTAAAGCGGATGATCGTCTGCGCGCTCGGCGTTCGAAGGGTCGAGCGTGCGATGGACGATCAGCGGAACGCTCGCCAGTCCTTGCGCCCGGCGCGCGATGCAAGCGGCCGCCACGCCGAGCGCGGATATCGCGCCATCCGACGAAGCCGCGACGCGCGAACGCTGGTTGATGAACGCGCCAAAATAGGCGTCGGTTGTCGCGATGCGTTTCTCCGCGCCGAAGAATTTCTTCATGCGCTCCCAAGCGAGGATCATTGGCGGCCTCGCAGAATTTCGACGTATCGGCGCGCCAGCTTCATTCGCGTCGGCCGGCGCTGGCGCGAGCGCGGCTCAATGATCGTTCCGTCATAGGCCGGCCATGAGCGCACCACGGAGATTTCATGCAGGTTGACGGCGCGCAGCTCGCGCCGGTCGCCGGTCCATTCGTCGCCGTCGTTCTCGACATCGAAGCCGAACGACATGCCGCCGAGGTCGCCGCGCTCGGCGAGAGCGAGCACGTCGCGGGCGGTTTGGGTGTCGGGCATGTCTAGCGAGAATGCGAGGCCCCGCGTATCCTCCGACAGCCGCAGCGTGCCGCTTTTGGTGCGCCCGAGCATTTCCGTCGGATCATGGTCCACGAGCGCGAGAACGTCGCGCCCGCTCGCCAGCGTCGCCGCGAATGCGCCGGCGCGGATGGTTTCGGTGAAGTCGCCGATGCGCGCCTCCGTGTCGAAGGTCGCGGCATAGCCTTCGAGGCGGCGCGGGTTGCCCCGCGCGGCCCGGATTTCGAGAGGAAGCGCGCGCCGTTCCATCAGGCGATCGCGTCCACGATGGCGGCGAAGGACTCGGGATGACGCGGGGCGATGTCGCAATCCAGAAAGGCATGGACGAGGACGCCGCCTTTGGACGCAACCGAGTCGGCGTAGGGGTTCACCAGGATGTCCACGGCGGACCAGTAGGCGATGAAGAGGTCCGACCACACGCCGTAGATGATCGCCGACAAGTCCGTTCCCGTGCCCTTGGTCAGATTGCTGGGAACCTGGTTCGAGAAGGCGACCGGCTCGTTCTGAAAAAACATCGGAATGCCGTAGTAGCGGCTTTGCAGGTCTTTCGATTTCATCGCGACCTTGCGCACGGCTTCGTTGGTCAGAAACGCCGCCGGGGCCGAGGCGTTGGCGATGCGTGGCAGGGCGATCACGTCCGCCATGTTGTCGGGCGTCGGCGCCGCGCCGTTCGCGCCGAGCGCGACGGTTTGCAAGCCAGCGGTCGACAGGATGCCGCTGGGCTGGTTCGCGCCGCCTCCCTGGATGGCCGCGCTGTCGAGGCCGGCGGCGAGAATCCACGACAGATCGTTGCGGACAATGCCTTCGATCGCCGGATCCGACTGGATCATCAGGCGGCGCGAGAACTGCGTCTGGCCGCCGATCGTCTTCGGCGACATGCTGATTTTGTCGAAGGTCTGGTCCGAACTGGTCGCGTTCGCGTCTTCGGCGATCCAGTTCGCCGTCGCGGACGCGGTGAGGCGAGGAACATCGATGTTGCCGACCAGGCCGCCGAGCACGGTGGCGCCGAGGCGTTCGACCGCGAGCACGGGACGCAGGCGATCGACGAAGGCTTCCGACAGCAGCTCGGTTTCCCGCAGCGCGCCGGCCGAGCCGGACGTGGCGAGCGAACGCCGCTCGCCCAGGAGCACGGAGACGGGAACCTGAACGCCGCGCGTCTCGCGGCCCTTGGACAGCTCGGCGTGCATCTCGCCCTCGAGGCCGTCCAGGCGGTTGTTGAGCACACCATGGATCGCGCGCGCGACGCTGTAGCCGCGCAGATCGCGTTGGGTCGGACCGCCGGCGACCGGCTGGCCGGCGGCGCGGCGCTCATATTCGGCAACCTTCTCGGCGCGCTTGATCTTGTCGTCGAGGGCGCGAATCTCGCCGTCGATTTTCTCGAACCGCGCGCGCGCCTCGTCGTCGAGCGTGTCGGCCATGTCCTTGGCGACGAGCGCGCTCATCTCGGCGACGAGCTCGCCCCGCTTTTCGGTCATATCGGGCAGTCTGCGCATTTTCCTAACCTTTCCTTCAAAGGGACTGGCGCGCCTCGCGGCGGGCTTTCATTCGGCTCGATTGAAGAATCCATCGAGGGGACGGGCGCGCCTCACGGCGGGCCACCTCCGGCGCGAGGCCGGCGATTGGTGAATTGATGCGGTCTTGGAGAATTGAACCGATCCAAATTTCGGGAGCCGGCATTCCCCTTTTCGTTGTCGGACTGACCGCAAGCCCTCAGGCTCCGCTCCCATGGCTCTTTCGGCGCGGCGCGGTGTCGAAAAGCGCGTCCACGCGTTTGACGATCTCGGCGATGTGGATGATGGCGATCCGCGTCGCCGGCCGATAACCCTCAGGCGGTCCGTGCTCGTCGTCGCATTCGGACGCGAGCGCGCCCTCGCCGCCGTCATCGGGGAGAGTTCCATCTTCGAAGAGCTTCTGAACCGTCATCTTGCCGAGCGCGGACTCAAAGAAATGCGCCGCGCCGGAAACGCGATTCTGGACCCACCACGCGGCAAGCGCGCCGCGCGCGTGCATCGAAAGCCACTCTCCGGCGATCGCGCCGGCCGCCATCGGCGCATGGCCGATGCTGACCAGCGCCGCGATAAACGCGATTTCCAGCGCATTTTCGTGGGTGAATGCGCGCGCGACGCCCGGTCCGGCCTCGCCGAGCGGCGTCGCCAGCAGTTCCCGGCGGATCAAACTGTCAATGAAATCGTAACTTGTTCCGACAGCTTCCGCGATTTGCATCAGTCTCGCCATGGCTCTCCCCTAAATTCCGAAACTATCGGAATCAAGCATGGCGGCGACGCGCTGTCAATGCAACAGACGCCTCATGGCGGGCGCATGCAATCGGCAGGACGGAGTTATCAGTCTTCTCCACACACGCGCCGGCCCGCCGCAGCTTCGCGGCGGCCCAGGCGGTCGAGAGGCAATGGCCGAACGTCCAGCCCATGCGGTGGCGCAGCCCGTTGCGGTAGCGGCGATGCGCGTCCCGCATGATGGCGGCGCGGTCAAAGCGAAGGGGGGACCATGACGGTTCCCCCTTCAGCGCGCGACGCGGGCTCAATGTCCGTCCTCCAGTTCCCGATCGTCGTCATATCCCGGCAGCGCCGCTTGCGGATGGCCGCGCCCGACGCCTGTCCAGCCGAGCGACGGTTCCGCTTCAGCAGCCGACATGAGCCAGCCGCCGGGAGAAGCCCACGCGTGGTCCTGGTTGACGGCGACCGTGGCGCCCAGCGTCGGCTCATTGTCCTCGGGCGGCTCGCGACCGTCGTGCTCGTCTTCACAGTCGTTTTGGGCGCCACAGGCCCAAGCGTCCTGATGAAAGCCTTCGCTGTGCGCGCCGAGGCTCCCCAAAGAGGGTTCGGCGTCGCCGCTGTCCTCGGCCGGATCGTCTTCCTCGAGCGGCTCGCTGTCTTCCAGGTCGTCATCGTGCTCGCCATCAATCTGGTCGAGAACGTCGATTAGAGCTTCGATCGCGGCGGCGATGCGCTTGCGCAGGCCAGGGCGGATTTCGACGAAGAGCGGCGTCACGTCGGCGTTGTCGTTTGTGAAGGCCATGGCGCGCATTTCAGCGGCCTCCCCAGTTCGCGATGTCAACGAGCGCCACGACCAGCGCGAAGGCGAGCTGGACGTATGGGAGCACCTCGCGGACGAGGCGGGCGGCGGTGGATAGGTGACGCATGAGTAAGCCTCCGGCGTTCGCCGGAAAGGGGTTTCCCGGCGTTGATGATGTGGTAGATGTCGGTCCAGTAGGACGAATCGTTACCACGCAATCCCGTTTGTGGTCAATAGTTGTCCATAGGAGAAAGAAATGCTCACGGGCGCACAAATCAGAGCGGCAAGGGCCATAATCCGATGGACCGTCGAAGACTTGGCGAAGGCGGCGAAGGTGGGGTTTCAAACCGTGCGGCGCGGGGAGGCGACGGATGGACCCGTCAAGATGATGACGAACAACGAGGCCGCGATCCGCGCGGCGCTCGAAGCGGCCGGCGTGGAATTTATCGACGCTAACGGCGGCGGGCCAGGCGTGCGGCTGAAAGGGAACGCAGCCGGCTGAACGTCGAGACAGATTAAGTAGTTGAAAAAAAAGTTTTTTCCAATTTCGCGGCGAAGCAAACGGTATTATGATACCGGTCGCGGGGAGGATCGCTTTCGTCCTTCGAGGGGGTATCCCCTCAAGCGCCTGTCAGGCCATCCAATTGACATTGGTCAAGGAAACCGCTCTACGGCCAAGGTGTAGGCGCGTCCGAACATTCTTAAAAATCAGCGCCGTGGCACTTGTGGCACTTTATATCCATTATCGAGGTCACGCGCGCGCGTCACGCGCCCGCGTGACGCCTGGAATGGTTATTACGTGCCACAAGTGCCACGGCCTTGAAATATAACGTATTTCTGTGGCAATTGTTCCGCTCTAGCTGGCCTCGCTTGGGAGCTGCTCACCCAAAAGGGCGAGCAGCTCCCCAGCGATTGCCGTTCCCTCACCCTTTTGGGTGAGAGAGAATGGCGCGGGCCGATCGTGCGGTTGCGAAAACGCGCTAATCTGGACGGCGGCGAGGAGACAGCCGATATTGAGGGCGCATCGCAAAAGGAATCGCCGTGAGCAGCTCAGTCGTTCCCTTCGACACCCTGAAGTTCGTCGAAAAGCTCGAAGCCGGCGGGTTCACGCACGCTCAGGCCAAGGCCGCCGCTGAAGCCTTCGCCGAGGCGACCAGCCAGGAGCTGGCCACGAAGTCGGATATCGCCGGCGTCAAGGCGGACCTGAGAGAAACCGAGCTTCGGATCGAAGCGAAGATCGAGGCCACGAAGGCCGAAATCATCAAATGGCTGTTCGGAACAATCGGGTTCCAGACGCTTGTGATCCTTGGCGCTGTCCTCGCGCTCGTCAAATTCGCGCAGTCCTGACAGCGGAATCGCGCGGCGCCGAGTTCGTCGCCCGAGGGCGCCCCAAATTTGGGGACTCCCCGGACGCGAACAATTCTCACACGAACGAGTCAGGCAAAATCAATCTTACGCCATGAAATCCTCTGCCCGCCCGTGTCTTCGCGGGATGAAATCCCCGAGCCTCCAGGTTTTGCAGGAATCTCTTCATTGTCCCTGGATGCTCGCCTGCTTTTTCGGCCCAACTCTTCCATGAGGAAAAGAGGCAGCCTCGGGAAGACCACGAAGCTATGTCGCGCTCGCAACATTCCTCCAACCAGGCCGCGAAGCTGTCTTCCTCTTCGAGGTAGGCGTTGGTCGCTTCGATAACGGCGCCCGGCGGCGCGAGGCCGATCCGCCGCCATTCGAGGCAACCCTCGATCGCCCATTGCAGAATTCCCGGCCATTCTTCCTTGAGCAACGCGGGAAGCTCCGGGTCGCGCTCTTCCTTGGGAATGGTGACGCCGAAGGGGATCAGGTGGAAGCGTCGCCGGATGGCTTCGTCCACGGAGCGCAGCGCCGGCTTGTGGTTGCCGGCGATCAGCAGCTTGAATTGCGGCGTATACTCGAAGAAATCCTGCCGCATGAACCGCGCGGTGATTACGTCGCCGCCGGTGAGCTGCTTGATGCGGCTCTCGGCCCAGCGCCTCCCTTCTTCCGTCTCGACGGCCGTGACGCAACGCACGTCGCGCAGCATGGCGAGGTCTGTCGGATGCTGCGGCGTCGCGGTCATCGTGAAGGTTTCTATCGGCGCGGTCCGCGCATAGCTGCCAAATATGCCGGTCAGCGTCGATATGAGCACGCTCTTGCCGTTCGCGCCGCGTCCGTAGGCGAAGAACAACGCATGTTCTTTCGTCGATCCGGTCAGGCAATACCCCGCCACGCGCTGAAGATACGCCTGCAAAGCCTCATCTCCGCCCATAACGCGGTTGAGGAACCGATGAAACTGCGGACAGTCGCCGCCCGGACCAACGGCTGTCATCCTGGTCAGATAGTCGCCTGGCCTATGGTCGCGCATCTTGCCGGTGCGCAAATCGACAACGCCATTCGGGGTATTGAGCAGATCGGGATCCTGGTCCCATTCATCATCGCCGGCCGCGACGCGCGAGTCCGCCCGCGCGAGCGTCACCACGGCCGCGACGGTTTTATTGCTCGCGAGCGTCGCCGCCAGTTTCTTGTTGCCGCACTGGTCCGCCTGTTCCCGGCAAATCCGCCGCGCCAGAGTGAACGCCTGGAGCTTCTCGTCCGTTTTCCAGCGGCAACCATTCCAGGCGAACCATCGCGATCGGGCGGCGACATAGCGCAGTTCGTCGTCGTGGCGCGCCGCGAATTCCAGCGCCAGCGCCTCTTCGCTGAACGGCGGGGCGGTCGCGGTCGCATCGATCATGCGCTCGAGCTCTCGCTCTCTGTAGCGGATTTCCGCGTTCTCAATCGCCGCGAGGATGTCAGCCTTACCCAT